CGGGATTCTAGTTGGGTTGGTATTCCAACCCTTACTGCATTGTGCAAAGTTGGTTGCTTTTATACCCTCTTAGTAGAAGGCATTAGTACTATAAACCTAATGTCTCGGCTACTAGCCATTTTAGCTCCTGTCGCTTAGCGACGGATCTAAAAGTTACCTCTCCCTTTTCTTCGGGAAAACTTACAGGACGTGGATATAGAAAAATAGAGCAAGCTTTTTGGAAACGAATATCCTCAAGTGGCGATATGTATTGCATAGCATTACATAAAAACTCACGGAGGATATCCTCACCATAGGGCTGCTTTTTTCTCTGCCTCTGTAAATCGACAGTTCCTGGCGCATGAATCATATACATGTGTTGTTGTATATCCTTATCGTAACGTTTCTTAAAAAAGACATCGTTACTAGAATAATATGAGGTATTGAATACGTTCGGGGTCGTAACACTCTCGCCTTTATAATTTAAAAGCTTGGGTGCACGAAAAACCTGAATATTTACAATATTCTCATAATTCTTAAGGATCAACTCCCCATGTTTTTGTGATATCATTTCACTAACATTGTTAGCGAATGCTATGAACTTAACAGGTGAAAACGACTTAACTTTAACATAGTTTACGTTAACGCCGGTGATAAAATCACCGCCGCACGATTCACGAAAAGGTCCTTTAGAAAAGGACTTATCTTCGTTTACTCGTAATCCGTAACTATGGAGTAGTTCAATGGCTCTTGCTGAAACAGCAGAGTCAATGATTATGTCGTCTCCATATACAAGCGTATGTGGATCAAGCTCATAGAGTATAGCTCTAATAAGTGTAGCCATTATAGGAAAGCATAAAGCATTTCCCATGCAGGCAAACTTCTTAAGAGTAATATCTCTACTACCAACGTAAACGTTAGTAGATCTGAGCAATGAAAAAACATGCTCCCATTCAGTACCTTGTGTTAATTTCACAATAAGTGAATTGCTAACTAAATCAGACGCGTCTTTTAAATCAAGAGTAGCACGTGACCCAGATATACTGGATTCATATGCTGCCCTTTGGTTTATAGACTGGTCGGTGTAGTTAACATAACCTTTTGTACCTTCACAAAGGTTCTCTTGGAAATATACAATTTTATCCATAGTGCCTAATTCCATGCGCATTCGCTCATGGGGCTCCATAGATATTATTCTAGGACCTCGAGAATCTTTTGGTACAACCGTTATCCTTGCTTTTTTATAAGAATCATCACTCGTAAGAGTGGAGACCTTATATAAAGAAGGACGAACAAGATGTTGATAGGGAGTGCCATCGAACATAAAATCACGATGTATCATAACCTTTTCAAGGTTAGACACACCGGGAGTGTTCGTAGCGCCACTACCATGATGTGGCCTGATATCCCAAGGGTTATCAGGTAAATAAGACAAAAAGCGTTTTCTCACATGAGAAATATCGCTAGGCCAAAGATCTTCTTTGACCGAAAAGTCCAAATCTATAAATTTTGAAAAAGCCTCATCCTGCTGTGTAGCAGTAAAAGGAACTTCAAATTTATAGTACATCATGAAAATAGTGCGTATATGGGTCAATCTAGATAAATCAAACTCATCCCTTAAATAACCTTTTTTAGTAAAGATTTGTTTAAGGAGCGACTCGAAGAGGATCGGGTACGATGTACCAGATTCACAACGAAATACTGAGGTGTTTAAGTATTGACCAGTAGCTATAGCAGATATAATATCTTTTCCAACAGCAACAATATCTTGTGTCATGAAACGTAAAAATGTTTCATTATCAAGAATAAAGGCTTCAGGAAAAGTAAGATACTCAGCAAATAACGATTGGCGTCTCTTTTCCAATTGTCCATAACGGACATCTGAAAATAATGAGACATTACTATCACACTTTAGTAAGTATGATTTATACTGATTGAATGCCTTTAATTCCTGCGTATCGTGATTGATTCCCATCAATAACGATGCCGTCAGGGATTTCTGGCAAAGTACTCTTTGCGCAACTAACATCCAAGTGGATGCCATCAATATTTGGTTTTGTAGTGAGATCATAAGATTCACCTCCAAAGAAAGATAAAAAAGTTGCCATTGCAGCCATAATGGCTGTGATTATTACTAGTGTGGTAAACCCAGGTTTACCACTTGCTAGGGGCATTTAATGCTCCTCTGCTAGGAATAGATCAAGATCTGTACCGTCAATATGCTCCAGAGAATCCGCGAACATTAACTTAAGAGTAACTAACTCTTCAGGTGTAATATTCTCAGGACGAGTGAATTTTAATAATACATTCATCTCACGTGGAGTGGAACTAATGCAATCAACACCAGTAGGTAGCTGAACATTTCTAACCATAACAGCTGAATTAACAATTCCAGCTTTTGATGTAGAATGTGCTACCTTAGATTCTTGAGTAGTGCCAAAAGTAAGGCCTCCAAGATTACGTGTAGTTGCAGTTGGTTCCATGATTGTAGCGCGATATTCGCGCGAATCAGTCATAATTATATTGTTGTTTAACATTTGTGTACCTTTGTATTTTGTTTTTAAGGGTTTTTATAAACCAATCAAATCAATCTACACGGTATAAGCAATGTTAAATTTGGCAGAGATCTAATGGTGAAAAACTCTTTTGCTTGTTATAAAGTTGCTATATAGTAACTAAATGAACAAAAGTGGAGAACATCTGGATAAGATGTTCCAACAGATATAGTGATGTGATACAATAAAGTAAAACAAAACTATATATCAAGTTAAAACTACAACTAGGGATGCAACGAGCGAAGCTCTTTTCAAACCAAAGTCAGATAGTTGAAACTCTCCAACATCAATGGGATTCGTTTCGGGTAAATTTTCCACAGGTATCGTATATCGCTCGTAAGCGGTATAAGTACCAGTGTATTTACCTAAAGACAAAGGCGTCGTATCGGAGGAATAATTATAATCCCTACGAACAGACGTACCAGTAGATTCTACTGACATGTCCAAAGAACGACTATAACCAAAAGTCATGATCTCCATCTTAATAACTGGGTCCTTAGCGGTCCAGGCATCAATGATGTCTGAAACGTTATAAACCCAATCAACAAGAAAAGACCATGGAATGGCTTCCCATATGATGTTAGCGGGATCACGTAAACCTAAGACACTGAAAAATATATCATTCATGTCTATAGTAGGGATCCTCACCGGAAGATAATAAATATGGTACCGTGTAGCAAACGAAACGTTTGCAGAAACAGTACCATTGGAAAAAGCGCCGCCAACTGGATCAGTCCAACTTTCAGAGAAAGTGAACGGATCCATGTTAGCGCGTGAGCGTTTATGTTGGTTCATTAAGATACCATCATCAGCCATCTTGTTCCATTTATCAATCCGATTCTGCAGATTGAGAGCAATGTCATACATTGCAACGATATCGCCCACAAAGGGCGCTACCCCGAAGTTCCATGAAAGGTTTACTTCGGCAATCAATCTAATAGGATCAGAAAAGTCAGTTTTAAAAAGCTTTAAAAGCTGTTTAAAATCACGCAGTTCTGCCAAAAAATTGGCAACTGAGAATGACTCTGAACCTAAAAGTGCAGCATCAGCAGAAGCTTTACGTATGAATTCCGAAAAATCGACATCCGCTACACCAGTACGATTCTTAAAAGAGTCGGAATGGAGTAGGAAGGACACCGGTTCACGAAGTTCATACGCAGCATCAGCTCCATGAGTGGCGAGACCATCACCAGTTTCAAGCCGACCAGAACATCTGGTTGGATTAAAATCTGTGTAATGATTCTCTGCCGGATACTCAACGAGATTAACATCGACGTCGAAATTGTTAACATTTTTAAATGTTTTACATCTCCACATCGCATAATCACGTGAGCTGAAGAAAGCTTTACGCTGATCACGTGTCATGCCTGAAAGGTCAATTACCTGATCGGTAATCGTCTTTTCAGACCATTTAGTCAAATATGAGTTTTTCCCATAAGTCAAACTTTGAATGAGATTACCACCGCAGTACACAAAGTACTTGTAACGGTAGCAATCTAACAGTTCATAAGTTTTGACTACAGGTAAAACAGAGCGAATTCTGTCAATTAATAACAAATGAGGTCCTTTTTAGGGGCCTTATCTATTAAAAACAGAACCCGCTATTATATAAGATTACACTTAAAAAAGTGGACACGCAAGATTAGAACCCAAAAGGGCTAGTCCAATTAAGAAAGAAAAAGTGAAAAAGACCTTCCGGTCTTAATAACTAATTCAATTACGTTACACGTAGACTACATAATAAAAAAGTGATCAGGATGATCACTAATGTACTATGTCTAACACGCCCAAAGGCGTAAACATTTTTTGCGTATTACACGCAATGGAAAACAAAAG